TTCCAATCAACGGTTTCGAAACAGCTCTATTGCCGACTGATCGCGTCATGCTTTCGCCACTTACACCGCTTGCTGTTGAACCACCCTTGACGAGTTTCTGAGCTTGATCTCTGTACCATTGACGTGCGGCTGCAGTTCGAGCGGGAACTTGACCGGCTCGAATACCTTTTGCTAATATTTCATCAAAGATTTTTACTGACAATTACTTTACTCCAAGTTCTTTTTCTGTCATGATGACGAACTCCCAGCCTCTGTCTGCACAATAGTTTCTTGCAGCTTTCCACTTCGCATCATTGATTCCGTATGTTTTTACTTCGTTTAGATATCTTCTAGATATCCTTCCGGTCTTCGTAGCATTTCTCTTACTTGGATCAGGTGGCAAAGTTTGCTTAAAAGGCTTAATTTCGACCATCTTTGTTTTAACTGCTCCAGTGTGATCTTTCATATGTACAATCACATCAGGAAAGTATCTATGAACCTTGCCATCTACGGGCGACCTGTAAGGAACAATGATTTCTTCTGATTGCCACCATATCACGTCCGGATGTTCATCAATTCTCTTGAAGAACTTAAATTCCCACATTGATCGATAGATTATCCTCGTAGGATCGCCCTTGTACTTTTGAGGATTTCGAGGGCGAAACCTGCCACTATACGCCATTTTCTTCTTTGCTAATCCATATAAATAATTGAAAGATGTCCACTGTTATTTATTAAAACTTTCGGAAAAATAAATTTCACTAAAAAGAGATTCTTATGGCAGGTCAAGATTCAATACCAGAACTAGTAAGAAATATGCGTCTTGCTGAAGATAGAGCCATTGTGACTCATGCGTTTCCTACAAAACCACTACCTCATGGCTTACAAATGATCTTCAAAGAATATGATTACGCTACTTATGCTAGCTCGTTTCAAGTTCAACAAGAAGGAGACGGAACTAGTATTACACAAAATCCAAATTTAGGTTTAATTCCCGAGCGAAACAGCGTTCAACAAAAAAATACATCATCTCTAGAACTTCCGTTTCCTAGATCATTACGAGATGCTACCGGAGTTCAAGTAACAGCATTTGAGAGAGATTTTTTATACGAAAGACTCGCTTCAGGTGCTGCTGGACTAATGAGCGGTAAGACAAATGCAGATATACTTGGCAACATAAGTCAATTTATATCAGATTCATTAGGTAGCGCAAGAGATCTTGGCAAAGCTTTTGCGTCTAAGGGAGTGTTTGCAACGCTTGAAGAAGGTGTGGGTAAGCTTTTTTCATCGAGCGGAGAAGAAACTAAGTCAATCGCTGCTTATCTAGCACAAAAATATCTTAGTGGAGATCTTGCTAAAACCGCGTCTGCAGCATTAGGAAAAGTAGTTAATCCACAACAAACTCTAGCGTTTGAAGGAGTTAACTTAAGAGAGTTTACTTTTGAATGGGAGCTTTTTCCAGCAAATAAATCCGACACAGAAAAAATTACAGAGATCATTAGATTTCTAAAACTAAAGATGTTACCTGAGCTTAATGGTGTAGCGGGAATAAAAGGATTAGAAAGAGCATTCTTAAAATACCCATCAGTCGTAGAACTAAGCTTACTTGGTGTTCAAGAAAAACACTTCGTAAGATTTAAGCGAGCAATGATAAGTGATGTTAATGTAGACTATAGCGGAGGAGCATCTCAAGTAAGTATTATTAAAGGTGGCGTTCCTGCTTCTGTAACATTATCAATCACATTTAAAGAACTCAGCATTCAAACTGCAAATGATTATAGAGACGAGCCGCCCTCTCCCGGCCCTTCAGCACAAACCAGTAGTACCATAAATCCAGGAAACACAGGCCAATGAAATACTTTGAAAACTTTCCAATCATAGAATATCAAGGTCGACGAGTTCGCGACATCACGCGTAGGTCTGCGTTCGTTCAAGCTATTTCGAACAACCCATACGTTTACTACCCTTACACAGTTAAAGAAGGTGAGCGAGCAGAAGATATTGCAAGATGGTACTACGGTTCTGTAGATTACATTTGGTTAGTTTATTTAGCGAATAATATAATTGATCCTTATTATGAATGGCCTATGGATCCTAAAACTTTCAACGCTTATCTTGTTGATAAGTATCAAGATCTTTCTGGAGAAGTTGGCGAAGACGTAATAGACTGGATTCAAGATCCTGACAACGATGATAACATCTTGTATTACGTAAAGAGAGTATAACAAATGGCAGTAGATGAAATTATTTTAGCTCCAGAATCTTTTAGAACAATCTATCTTCGTAGAGAAGACCGTGTTATTCTAAGAACAGAGAATGGTCGAAAGATCATTGTCAAGCGTATCATTCCGGAAGAATGGGAGCCTTATAGAATCTATGAGTATGAAAACACTCTAAATGAAAACAAGAGAGAGATTTACTTGTTTGATAAAACATATTTAGAGCAAATTACTCGAGATTTCGCCCGCTCAGTTAGTACAGAATAAAGCTTATGTCAGATTTTAGTCCATCAAGATGTGAGATAACAAAAGCATTCGTAACTCCTTATAATAAAAAGGGAGCGGATGGCGATGACATCTCTACAATCGTTGGATCTTTTGATATAGAGTATGGCATAGGAAAAACTTCACTTACTGGAAGTATTACTGTACTAGACACACAAAGTTATCTAGAAAGACTTCCTTTGAGAGGAGAAGAAGAGTTAGATCTTGAAATTACTTGTTTTGACCTTCAAACTGTTCGTAAAATTAAAGCATTCATATATAAAATTTCAGACGTCGAGCCTTCACAAGAAGCTAAAGGTGTAAGTTACACACTTCATTGGATTTCTAAAAGTAGTTGGAACGGAGCTACAAAATCAATCATCAAAGCTTTTACAGACAAAACCATTTCTACAATAGTGAAAGAATTATTTCAAGAGTACATCGCTAAGACAAGACCTTATACCACGTCGAAATCAGATCCTATTGAATTACCAGACAATACAGAAATCTTTAATATCGAAGGTGAACAAGAAAGAAAACTAGTAATACAAAAAACTGACACAAAAACGAGTCTTACAATACCAAAGTTCTCAGCGAGTGAAGCAATTTACATGTGCTTAAAGCGCGCATTTTTAAATAGACAATCTAAATCTTCGTCTTTCAGATTTTTTGAAACGTGGGAAGGTTATCATTTCGTAAGTGATGAGTGGCTTTTTGAAAAAGCAAAGATTAACGGAATACCAGAAAAAAACTTATTAATCTACTCAGCTCAAATAGACTTAGATCCTGAAAATATTACTGAACAATTGCGATCTCTCGAGTCATTCACTAATTCAGGTAGAATTGATTCGGCGAGAGATCTTGCTGCAGGATCGTATAAAACATCTTTCGTAGAAATTGACTTGTTGAATCATACCGCAAAAAAATATAACTATGATTATGTGCCTACAACATTCAAAGATTCGAGAGGAACAGAATCTAGCTGGTCAACAGATGTTCACACTAGAGATTTTGTTGACGCTACGTTCAATGCTTCTAACGCACCTCAATTTTTAATCGTAAGAGATTATAGAGACAGCTACGATGCTAAATCTTTTAACGGAGAAAAGAACTTTAGAGACTTAGCGGCAAACAGAATAATGTATAACAATCACCTCCAATCAACTTCTGTTACTGCGGTTACTTCTGGAAGATTAGATTTAAGTCCAGGTGATGTAGTTCACGTGAGAGTAAGAGAACTCAACGCTAGTCAACAAATAAGACAAAACGATCAATTAAGTGGAAAATATTTAATAACTCATGTAGTGAATGCATGCAATCGTGATGTTATGACGACGCAATTACAACTATTCAAGTATGACTGGAGTGATGCTGGTTCTGATAATAGAAAGGGGTCTGAATAATGAGAGGAGTGGGAATTGCAAATCCGATGTTCTTCGTCGGAGTCGTAGAAGATAATGACGACAAAGCTTTTCAAGGTCGCGTAAGAGTACGCGCGTTCGGCGTGCACGGATCAAATCAAGAAATTAAACCTTGGGAGCTTCCTTGGGCTATATGTGTCAGTGGCGGATATACAGCTGACGATCCTGTTCCTCCTCTCAATTCTTTCGTTTTCGGTGTATTCTTAGACGGCGATGAAGCTCAACATCCTCTTGTTCTGGGAATGATTCCTACACAATATCTAGAAGAACACTATCCCGGTAAAGATGGCTGGGGTGTTACTCCTCTAAAGAATGCAGATCTATTAGCAAAAGGATTTAGACCTGAAGATATCGGTGAACACCAAAGATCTAAAGTTGGTAGAGGTGAGGCAACACACGAAACATATCATGAAGCGATAGGATCCAGTGCAGTACAAAATCAAAAGATAGCGAACTCTGATAAGACTTGGTCACAACCCGCTTCGGCTTACGCTGCAAAATATCCATTCAATAGAGTTATTGAAACAGCAACTCACACTATTGAATTAGATG